GGTGTTTCCAAAGTAGGCAGCTACACAGGCAACGGCACAACCCAGACCATCAACTGCGGCTTCACAGGCGGGGCAAGATTCGTTCTCATCAAGCGCACTGACTCTACTGGTGACTGGTACGTCTGGGACAGCGCACGGGGCATCGTGGCGGGTAACGACCCTTACCTGCTCTTGAACAGCACAGCGGCTGAAGTCACGAGTACAGACTACATTGACACAGCATCAACAGGCTTTGAGATCAGCAGTACAGCGCCAGCCGCTATCAATGCCAATGGCGGTTCGTTCATCTTCTTGGCAATCGCGTAAGGACACATCATGCAAATCAGAACACAAACAGGCGCGGTAATGTACGAGGCAGAGTTTCGTGCATATCAAAAAGCCAATGGTGGCCCATCATGGGACACAACGACAACCGAGGTCTTGACAGCACTAGGTGCTGATGTAGTCTTTGAAGGCCCACAAGCATCTGGCGGGACGGTCTACCAATACAGCCAAGCAGCTGGTGTCGAGCAGATTGATGGCAAGTGGTACACCAAGTACATCCTTGGCCCTACCTTCACTGACACAGAAGACACAACTGCTGCCGAGCAAGAGGCTGCGTACAAGGCCAGCAAGGACGCAGAGCAAGCCAAGGCGGTACGCACCAGCCGGGATGACAAGCTGACTGAGACTGATTGGCGGTTTCGCAGTGATATGACACCTTCACAGGCGTGGAAAGATTACTGCCAAGCCTTGCGAGACATCCCAGCACAGGCTGGATTCCCTTGGACCGTTACTTGGCCTGACGCACCATGACTGAGCTAGACATCCGATTGACGAGCCATGAGGCCGTTTGTGCAGAACGGTATGCTCAGATCAACGCTCGGCTCAAGCGGCTGGAAGGCGTGATCATGAAGACCACTGGCGTCTTGATCGTCTCCATGTCAGCCATCGTTTACGCATCTCTGACCTTTGGACGATGAAGTGGACTTATTTGAAGTCCTGTCCAAGTCATGGCCGATCCTGCTGGCGCTGATCACGCTGATTATCGTGCTGGCTAAACTTGATCTGAGAGTGGCGGTACTGGAAGAGAAGATCAAGGCTTTATTTGAAATGTGGAACAGGCGGGATAAATGATTGACGTAACCAAAGCCATTGGAGCAGTCGCAGCCAGCATTGCAGCCATTGGCGGCGGTTACACGCTTGCAGACAAGTTTGGTTGGTTTGACAGGGCTATCCTTGAGTGGTCACCCGAGCATTTTAAAATCACAGCGGCGGTTGGACAGCCCATCAACGTCACAGTGGCCCGGATCAAAAAGCGGGATGACTGCTCTGTTGAGAGTTTTACCCCAAGCATCCGTGACGCAGCAGGTATGGTGCACGAGGCAACGACAACGGCGAGCAAGTTCAGCGGCCCAGCGGGTCCACAGATTGACACGTTTACATACCAACTCACGATGGTGAGAAAAGAGAAGATTGCACCCGGCACAGCCACACTGCTGGCAACAATCAAGTACAAATGCCCGGAGGGTGAGCGTGTGGTTCAGTACCCCCGCCATGCTAATTTGAGTTTTGACTTAAAGGGCTGATTATGATTACTCTGTTTACTACACTGGTCAGCTTTCTTGCCGGTGGTTTACCCAAGCTGCTTGGGTTTTTCCAAGACCGCGCTGACAAGAGCCACGAGATGGCAATGGCTCGCCTCCAGACTGAGCGTGAGTTGGAACTCCGTAAAGCGGGTTTTGAAGCCCAACAGCGAGTAGAAGAGATCAGAGTAGAAGGCCAGATGATTGAGGCAGCATCAGCCGAGCGCAGCGCACTGTACGCCCACGACATAGCCATTGGGCAAGGTGCAAGTCAGTGGATGATCAATCTCCGCGCTGGTGTTCGGCCCCTTATCACCTATGGCCTGTTCCTCCTGCTGGTGTTTGTTGACGTTGCTGGGTTTGTTTACGCTTGGAAGCACGGTGTAGATTTCCAGATCATGCTGGACAACATCTGGGATGATGAGACGCAGATCATCTGGGCAAGTGTCATTTCTTTCTGGTTTGGAAGCCAAGCGTTTAGCAAGAAATGAAAGTCTCTCAACGGTGCAAAGAGATGATCAAGCACCACGAGGGTGTGCGATTTAAACCGTACCGCTGCCCAGCGCGGCTCTGGACTACAGGAGTTGGCCATGTTTTATACCCCGATCAAGGTCGTTTACCTCTGGACCAAAGAGACGCTTACCCGCTTAAAGCGGAAGATAACCGCGTATTTTCAGGAGCCGAAGTAGATGGAATCCTTGGTGCTGATCTCCAGCGATTTGAAGTTGGGGTTGCCAAACTTTTTCCTATGGTTCTTACCCAAGGCCAAAACGACGCTCTTGTCAGCTTTGCTTTTAATCTCGGTCTGGGCGGCGTACAGCGATCAACCCTCCGTCAGAAGGTTCTTCGGGGAGAGGTTGAAGCGGCGGCAGACGAGTTCTTGAAGTTTACACGGGGCGGGGGTAAAATCCTACCGGGGCTAGTCAAGCGCAGAAACGACGAACGCGCTCTGTTCCTATCTTAGGATTGATCCATGCCACTACAGAAAATTCAACTCAAGCCGGGTGTAAACAGGGAAGGAACTCGTTACGCTAGAGAGGGCGGCTACTACGAGTCGGATAACGTCCGGTTTCGGCAAGGTACGCCTGAAAAGATAGGCGGCTGGGTGCGTGTATCTGCCAATACGTTCTTGGGCGTCTGCCGTTCCTTGTGGAACTGGGTCACCTTTGGATTCCAGAACCTGATTGGGGTGGGGACGAATCTCAAGTTCTACATACTTAATGGCGGTACTTACTACGACATCACCCCTACCGAGACTGTCCACACGCTCACCAACCCGTTTGCTACCGTTAACGGCTCAACTACGGTCACAGTCACGGACGCCACGGGCGGTTACATCAACAATGATTTCGTGACGTTTACAGGTGCTACCGCAGTAGGAGGCATAACGATCTCTGGCGAGTATCAATTAACTGCGTCCAGTTCCACCGCATACACCATCACCGCAGCATCTGCGGCAACTTCCACAACTACGGGCGGCGGGACAGTCTACGCTGTGTACCAAATTGATACAGGACCGTCTTACGCTGTGCCGTTGGTAGGTTGGGGTTCAGGCACTTGGGGTTCTGGTGTTTGGGGGACTAGCGCATCTTCTTCGGACGCTATACGGATATGGAACCAATTTAACTTTGGTGAGGATTTGATCTACGGCCCGAGGGGTGGGCCTCTGTACTACTGGGACGCTACTATCGGCTACCAAGCGGCTACCGTTAGCATGACAATTGCTAACCCCTGTGTTGTATCTACCACCATAAATCTTCCTGATAAAACCGCCATTGTGTTTGATACCACTGGCGCACTGCCAACAGGTCTGCTGGTAGGCACAACCTACTACACCCGGTTTGTGTCGTCTACCACATTCAACCTGTCGCTGACCCCCACAGGGGCGCTTATCATCACTACGGGCAGTCAGTCAGGTACGCACACGATATCCCCACGGGGGGTATTAGTGTCTCAACTAAATGGGGCAAGCAGTGTCCCCGTATCTCAAATCTTTTTCCTTGTCTCTGACGCAAGTCGTTTTGTGCTTTGCTTTGGAACCAACGACATTGGATCAACGTCAGTCAATCCGCTCCTAATCCGGTGGTCTGACCAAGAAAGTGTTGTGGAGTGGTCACCAGCAATTACCAATCAGGCAGGTAGCATCACCCTGTCCCACGGCTCTACCATCGTGACAGCTATCCAGAGCAAGCAAGAGATTGTGGTGTTTACAGATGCTGCCCTTTATTCCCTTCAGTACCTTGGCCCACCGTATGTCTGGGGGTCACAGTTGTTGGCTGACAACACCTCTATTGCTGGCCCCAATGCGGTGGCTTTGGCAGCAGGGATTATTTACTGGATGGGCGTAGACAAGTTCTACAAGTACGACGGACGGCTGCAAACGCTCAACTGCGACTTGCTTAGGTATGTCTACAACGACATTGACCGGAGCCAGTTTGATCAGGTCTACGCAGCCACCAATGAAGGTTTCAGTGAAGTATGGTGGTTTTACCCCAGTAACGGCTCCACAACCAACGACAGCTATGTGGTTTTCAACTACATAGAGAATGTCTGGTACTACGGCACTATGGCACGAACTGCATGGTTGGATAGTGGCCTCCAAGACTACCCGCTTGCAGCGACATACAACAACAATCTTGTCCAGCACGAACTGGGAGTAGATGACGGAACAACCGCCACGCTGGCTCCAATCAACGCATTCATCACCTCGTCCCAGTTTGATATTGGCGACGGGCACAACTTTGCATTTGTCTGGAGGATGCTGCCAGACTTGACCTTTAATGGCTCCACTGACGGGACAACGCCTAGCTTGACCATGCAGCTTCTGCCTTTGCAAAACTCTGGCTCTGGTTTCAACAACCCTAAGTCAGTCGGTGGAACTAGCAGCAGCGCAGAGGGTACAGTCACAGCAACCCAGACCTACCCCATTGACCTAGACACTTACAACGGGCAGTTGAACATTCGGGTCAGGGCACGGCAGATGGCAATGAAGATCAGTTCCAACACCCTTGGCACTCAATGGCAGCTAGGCGCTCCAAGAATTGACATCCGTCAAGACGGCAGACGAGGCGGGTAATGGCACAAAAGAACGTAGTAGCCCCCCGGCTACCTAGCCCCCCGCAGGAATATGACCCTGTTTACATGAACCAGTTGTTGAGTTTGTTGCGGCTGTACTTCAACCAACTGGACAACGCTGGGCCAATGGCCGGGTCTACACAAACTAACGGAACCGATGTAGTATCGGGCTTGAGCTTTTTCCCTACGTCTGGCACTTCCCCCAGCTTGCCAACAGACGCTGACTTTGCTAGTTTGAGGATCGGGGACGTTTACCGAGACACCACCACCGGCGCAACGAGCACCAGCCAAGCGCTTAGAATAAAGACCGCACTATGAGCTTACATCAACTAGCCAACCACATGTCTGCCCGAGGCAGAGGCCCGGACTCGACCCTTGTGCACATGTCCCCCCGCGAGGTGGAGGGGTTGCAGAAACTAGCTGTGGCACACGGTACGACTCTGACAATCAACCCAGACACCGGGTTGCCGGAAGCAGGAGCGCTTGACTTTTTGTTGCCTATACTTGTTGGTGGTGTTGCCGGTTTGGCAGGAATTCCCAGTTGGATTGCAGCGTTGAGTACAGGTGCGGTAAAAGCGGCAACCGGCGGCAATCTACTCGAGAGCATAGCGGCAGGAGCAGGCGCGTATACAGGCGGTTCAATTGCAGGAGGGCTTACCGGATTGGGCGAGGGCGTTCTTCAACAGCAAGCGGGCGCAGCGGCTTCTCAAGGTTTAGAGGGGGTTGCGGCAGATCGGGCGGCTGAGCAAGCCATCACGACGCGCTTGGCGGATGCCTCTATGCTAGACAAACTTGGGGCCGGCGCATCAAAAGCCGTGAGCGACCCAATGAGCGCACTAAGTGCTATTGGCGGCGGTAGTAAGCTTAGAGGCGGTGCCATGCTTGCAGGGGCTATAGCGCCCATGTTTGCGGGTGAGGTGGGCAACACAGTTCAAACAACTACCCCAAGGCCACGTGTGGTGACCCGCTCAACCGATAGGTTCGATCCGTATTCGCAGACCTATGGCCGCAAGTCAAACGAGGGATACGACCCCTACGCTCAACAGTACGCTGCAAAAGGCGGGTTGATGGGCTTGGCTCACGGTGGTGCAGTGGGCTATGCTGACGGCGGCATATCACTCGACCAAATGTATCAAAGTGTTTTGGGGCGTGCCCCGGATCCGGGTGGAAGAGCATTTTGGGCAAGTCAATTTGAAGACAAAGTTGATGACACCGAATTAGCTGCTTTTAGAGCATCCGCACTGGGTGGAACCGACACGGCAGACAAAACAGCCGCACAGGCGTTTGGCGCACCAGCTAGTACTACAGGACAAGGATTTGCCGCAGCAGCACCAGTAGCACAAGCACCAGTAGCACAAGCACCAGTAGCACAAGCACCAGTAGCACAAGCACCAGTAGCACAAGCACCAGTAGCACAAGCCGGTATAGCGGCGTTACCAAGCGCAGCCCCATTAGCAGTACAACCTGCACCTGTAGCAAGTAACAATGTCGTGTCCCAACAGCAGCCATCAATGCTAGATCAAGTGCAGGGCTTGTACAAAAATGTTTTGGATAGGTCAGGACCAAAGCCTTATTCATTAGAAGAACTACAGTACTGGTCTAAAGAATTTGGTGATGATGGCGTAATTGACGCTAATGAAGTAGCTAAGTTTAAATCAGCGGCTCAAAAGGAAATTGATGCGCGGACAGCCGACTTTGATTCTTCTAAAAACTACATACCCATTTCAAAGCTGGACGATCTGTACATGCAGGAACTTTCCCGGCATGGTGAATATGGAAAAGATGGCAAAGAAGGCGGCATGGAGTTCTGGAAAAGAACTTTTGGTGACTACATAAACCCAGAGGAATTGGCTGGTTTTAGAACAGAAGCTGCTAAAGAACGTGCCGCCCGAGTAAAAGCAACAATGCCTGATGTAGTTACAGACCTGACAACAGCCGATACTACTTATGTAAAGCCCGGTGTTGGTGGTTCTACAGGTGCAGGGCAAATAGGCGGCGGAACAGTGATCAACCCCAACGGGACAATCACAACGTCCCCTGTCATCCCCGGTATTCCTGTCGGTGGGTTTAAGGGTATGACGGGAGTACGGGATGCGTACACTACCGGCGGTGGGAGCCTTGGGTATACATCCCCCACGTATACAAAATCAGAGTTTGATGCCAAGTACAAAAATACTGGTTACCAGAAAGAAATGTACGACTACTTGATGGGCAAGGGGGATAAGCCAACCAAGATGAAGAACGCAGATGGAACTTTCCGCGAGATCATGCGCCCGTACAAAGAAGCCACGCTAGGAGTTCCCGGCAGCACAAACGTCAAGCGTATTTGGAATAAAGAGAAAGGTGAGTATTTCCGTAATCCTGATTATGTGCGTACAGCACGCGCACCTATTTTAGATGCCGCTGGTAAACCTAAACGGGATGCGGACGGGAATATACAGTACAACACCACAACGTACAAAAGCATAAATCAAGCTAAAGCGGGTATTGCAGAAAACGCGCTCACCAAAGATTCTGGGTCAGCGTTGTTTGATTGGGCAACTCAAAACAACATAGATGAACAAACCGTTGCCGATGCTTTAGGCATACCATTACAGAATGTACTTGGCATATTTGCAAAAGCTAAAAGTGACGCAACCAAAAAAGATAAAGTGAACGGTAAAAATGGTGGCTTGATGTCTCTTGCTAGTGGCGGTATGGCGTATGACAACGGCGGCTCAGTTAAACCGGACTTCACTAACAGCAAGGGCGAAGTCTTTCTTTGGGATTGGGAAAACGGCGAGTACCGTCCTAAAGAAATAATTGAAAACGGTAAGACGTACACATGGGACAAAATTTTAAACAGATATAAACTTGCTGGCGTTGGTACTGGTATAGCTAGTTTAGTGGGTGGAGATGGTGGTAGCCCCGCTGGTGGAGAGAGTGGGCAGAATATTGATCGCCGAGAAGGAAGTTATGATATATCAAGCAATATAAACCCTTATACCGGGAGCTTTCAGGCACTAGCAAACGGCCCCGTTGGGTATGCGGTTGGAAAAGTATCCGGATTATTTGGGCCACGAGTTAGTCTTAACAACGCTCCTGTTGAAGATGGAACGGACACACGTGCACCAACCCCTGCAAATAGAGCAGCCGCCGACTATGCTGCGGCAGTTGCTGAGGAAGCTGTTGCGCGAGCCGTTGCAGAAAAAACGGAGGCGCTTCAGGCTGATGACTCTTATGACCGTCTTGCTGATAGTGGTATAAGTATCAGCAGTCCGGTAGTAGGGAGCCCTATTGCTCCGTATGCCACATATGATTCTGCAGTGGCAGCAAAAGACTACGGTAAATCATCGTGGGGGAAAACAGGTGACGAAGGTCAGGATATTGGAACAGTTGCTCCCGATGTTGATGGGGGCGGTGGCAACACGGGCGAAGGTTTGGGCGCTGCCTACGACAAAGCTAATGGCGGCATGATCGGCCACTACGCCCAAGGCGGGCTTGGCTCCCTCGGCGGTTACTCGGACGGTGGCAGGCTACTGCGTGGGCCGGGTGATGGGGTATCCGACAGCATCCCGGCAAGCATTGGTAACAGGCAACCGGCTCGGCTTGCAGACGGTGAATTCGTGGTTCCTGCCCGGATTGTGTCTGAACTGGGCAACGGCTCCACAGAGGCAGGCGCTCGGGCACTGTACAAAATGATGGCCCGCATACAAGCCAACCGCCGTAAGACTACTGGCAAAAACCGTGTGGCTGTGGATTCCAAGTCCCACAAATACCTCCCCGCATAAGGACGCATCATGGCAGATCCAACATCAACACAAATACAACAAAACCAGTACGGCTTTGCGCCGGAACTAGAGCCGTACGCTAACCAAATGTTGGGGGATGCATCCAACTTGACTGATCTCGAAGCCAACCCCTACATGCAATACATGGGGGATCGGGTAGCTCAGTTCAGCCCTCTGCAGCAAATGTCGTATGACAACGCGGCTCTTATGCAGGGTTCGGGACAACTGAAAGACGCCACGGCCACGGCGGGACTAGCTTCGCTAGGCGCTTTAAACACCGGGTACACCTACAACCCGTACGCCTCTAAGTCGTTCCAAGATCCTGCGGTGGCCGTCAATGCCATGAACCCCTACATGCAGAATGTAGTCGAAATTCAGCAACGGGAAGCGCAGCGACAGGCAAACATTGCATCAACGGGCCGGCAGGCGGATCAAGTAAGCAAGGGTGCTTTTGGCGGCTCTCGGGCGGCGATCATGGACGCAGAAGCTGCACGTAATCTGGCGTTGCAAAAAGGCGACATCCAAGCCCAAGGGCTAAACACCGCGTACGGACAAGCTCAAAATCAGTTCAATACTGAGCAGCAAGCGCGTCAAGCCGCGGCTAACTTAAACGCCCAGCAAGGACAGTACGGGGCGGGGCTTGGCTTGCAAGGGATTCAAACGGCGCTGACCGGGGCAAACACGCTCGGCAACCTTGGCAACATGCAGTATTCCCAGAACATGGGCATCAACGAGATGCAGAACCGACTTGGCGCTCAACAGCAGCAGCAGGTTCAAAGCGATTTAAACAATCAGTACCAAGACTTTCAAAGCTCCCAGAACTACCCGTACAAACAACTTGGCTTCATGTCCGACATCTTGCGTGGAGCGCCAACCACCAATGCCGGCAGCACCATGTACAACTACCAAGCCCCTCCTAGTTTGATGAGCCAGATAGGTGGCTTGGGCGCGTCTGCGATAGGCGCGTTTGGTGCTTCGGGCGGGTTTGGCGGCAAAGCAAACGGCGGTATGGTCGGTAGCTACGCTAAAGGTGGGCTGGTAAAATCGAAGCCGCAAGGGCTTGTTGCGTTGGCTATCCACAGCATGGCATAAGGAATCAAAATGTTTGATGATCGAATTGGCGACATGCAAAAGATGCTTGCCCGGATGGGTCCGGCAGGCCGGCAGAAATATGCCGCAGACAATGCAAATGATCCTATTGCTGTATCAATGGCGTTGTTTGTGAACAACATTGCCAAAGAACTTACTGAGGGCAAGGCCGCAGACCCTACAGTGCAAGCACCTGTGGTTCAACAAGCCATCCAAGCTATGAACCAGCCAAGGATGCCACCGAGCATGCCACAGGCTATGCCACAAAGGATGCCGCCCCAAGGTATGCCGCAAAGGATGCCACCACCCCAAGGCCAAACCCGAATGGCTGCAGATGGTGGCTATATGGACTCCCGTTTGCCCGAAGATATGGGCATAGGCGCTCTACCCGAACGCAGCCTGTCCGGTATGGCCGACGGGGGGATCGTTGGGTTTGCTGATGGCGGAGACGTTCAGCGGTTTCAATCGGGTGGGGCTGCCGCAGATTACAAAACCTACGCTATGGCAAAAGCGGCCAAGATGGGCGTTAGCCCTGCACTAGTAAACACCATTTTTACCATTGAGTCGGGGTACGACCCAGAAGCCAAATCCCCAACAGGCCCAGTGGGCATTGGGCAGCTTACAAAAGCAACTGGTAGAGCGTACGGTGTAAGTCCTGAAGATCGGACAAACCCATACAAAAACATTGACGCTTCAATTGCGTACATGGCGGACCTGCAAAAAAAGTACGGGAACGACGCATTTAAAATTGCAGTGGCATATAACCAAGGCGAGCCTGTACTTGATGCACACCTTAAAACCAATCGCGGCAACTTAAACCCCAACACGCTTCCAAAAGAAGCCCAAGGGTATTTGAAAAAACTAGGCAACTTGCTGCCCATAGCATCTGCAAACGCTGCGGAAACAGTACCAACAACGGCACCCGCTGCAAACGCAGACGCTGCTCGAAACGCCTTAACTGCACAAATACCGGGTGAGCAGCGTGTTGCACCCGCAAAAACATCAAAAGATACAAGTGATAAATCCTTTTCTCAATTTACTGGAAACCAACAAGTTATAGGTGCTGGAGAAGCCGCTTTAGGTTTAGGAACTGGGTTGGCGGATTATTTAGGTTCTGCAGCAAAAGGGTTACTTACAGGTGTTACTGGAGGAGATGCGCAGAAAGCTGCAAATGAATCAATGGGATCAGCAACTTATGATCCTAGGACTGAAGCAGGTAGAGTTGCTTTAGAGAATACCCAAAAGTTTCTTACGGACACGTTAAAGTTACCCCCATACATAGCCCGTATTGGGGCGGGGACACCTTACCCCACAGCAAGATTTGTTAAACCTGCAACTGCCGCAGTCGAACCCGCCGCTGCAGCACCCGTAGCAGCCGCCGCACCCGTAACACCTCCAGTGCGGACAGTCCCCACCCCCGCGCAAAGGGCAGCCGCCGATACAGCCAAACCCGTTCCACAAGGGGTAGCAAGAGTAAATCAAGCCGCACAACTAAGAGAACAAGCAGCAGCACAAGCCGCACAAGAAGCGGCAGCAGCGAATACAGCCCAACCCGTTCCACAAGGGTTGGCAAGGGTAAATCAAGCCGCGCAACTAAGAAAAGAAGCTGCAGCACAAGCCGCACAAGAAGCGGCAGCAGCAAAAGGTCCGCCAAAACCAGCCGCAACCGGCATAGCCACATTGGCCCCTGAAGCAGCCGCACTCAGAACTGCTGCCGAGGCTAGAGCAAAAGCTAGGGCCGCAGAAAGAGCCGCCCCCGCAGCCGCAGCAGCAGAAGAAGGCGCAGGCGCAGGCGCAGCCGCACCTCGCACAGGTTTAGCTGCGTTGCCTGAAGCAGCAGGCGCGGCAGTTGCAGCGGAAGTACCCGCCGTGTCTAGAATGGCCGCTGCACGCGCAGCAATTGGAGAAGGCCGAGGGCGTGCGGCACTTTTACCTGCAATTGCTGCGGCTGGCGCGGGTACTGGTTCTGGGGCTAGTAGCTCAGAAAATGCTACATTTTTTGATAGAACATCTGGAGATGACACAAGGGGCTTCCCAACATTTCCAGCACCTGCCGCACTTACTCCCGCGGTTAAGAAAGAAGCTGTGGCAGAGGCCACCAAAACAATCATGGCCGGTCCAGAACCTGATCGGCTAAAAGGGCTTGGCTACGAAGACCTGTTGATGTTTGGTTTGCAGTTGATGGCGGGCAAGTCGCAATATGCTCTACAGAATGTGGGTGAAGCGGGTGTGGCTGCACTGACGGCTAACCAAGCACGCAGGCTTGCAGAGAAAAAAACCACAATGGAAGAGCGAAAGATTGCCTCCGACGAGCAAAAAGAATCGGCAATGGCTAAGTACTACGAGAAACACGGCAACTATCTTGACTCAGAAGCAGCCCGTAAAGCTGCAGAAGACAAACCGCAGATGCAGTATCAGAAAGCCGTTGAAAACGCAGTTGCTGCGGCGGTTGCAGACCCGATGTACAAGTATGCAACACCTGCTGAACAAGCACAACTGGTGGCTAATGCTCGGGCAAGAGTAAAACAGAACTTCTTATCCAGCTACCCAGAGCTTGAGAGTACAATGGGCGGTGGCGAGTTCAAAGTGCTGGGGTCACGCGCTTCGCCATAACCAATAGAAAGTGTCGTCATGCCCATATACAGTGTACAAGGCCCTGATGGGCGCATATATGACATTGAGGGGCCAGCGGGCGCTTCTGATGCACAAGTTGTTAGTGCGCTAAGAAATCATTTAGCGTCACTGCCGCCCCCCGAAGAAGCCCCTAAACCAAAAACGGGGATTGGCGCTGCTGTAGGCAAAGGCGTTGAGTCCATTATCTCCAGCGGTCGGACTGCGTATGGGGCCCTCACCGGGGATGCCGAAGAGGCAGCACGCGCAGGACTCGAGCGCGGCGAAGCGATGGGCAGGAAGTATGCTGATCAAGTCAGCCTGCAGAAAGTCAAAGACGCATACAACAAAGACGGCGTGCTATCAGCGGCAGGCGAAGCGTTAAGCCAGATCCCAGCGGCAATTGCAGAACAAGCGCCTAACCTAGCTGCAATGGCAGGTAGTGCGCGACTCGGGGCGATGGTGGGCGCTCCGTTCGGCGGTCCTGTTGGGGCCACCATCGGCGGCATCGGCGGTGCGCTGCTACCTTCTCTAGTACAGCAGTTTAGCGGGAATGTTGAGCGCCGTAAAAGCGAAGGACTGCCTGCCGATGTCGGGCTTTCTGCAGCAACGGCCCTCCCTCAAGCTGGCTTGGAGGTAGCAGGTTCGCTAATTCCATTTGGTGGCAGGCTGGTGCAGAAGCTGACCGGCATTCCTATGGGAGCGTTGCTGAGTCGCAGTGCCGAGGGTGCAGCTAAGCTGGCTGACGAGCGGTTGCTAGCAGTGCTTGCCAAAGGCGTGGGCGTTGGTGCTCTGGCCGAGATCCCCACAGAAATTACCCAGCTAATGCTGGAGCGGGCACAGGCCGGCCTGTCGCTTTCGAGTCCCGACGCGCTTAAAGAATACGGCGAGACTGCGTATCAGGTAGGGCTGCTTGCTCCGTTAGGTGCGGTTGGCCGGCTGTCAGAGCGCAGTGGTGCCCGGATGGATGTTGCTGCGCGGCAACAGGAAGAAGCTGCCCAAGCTGCAACGGTTCAGCAACAGCAAGACGCTGCTGCAGCGCAGCAAAAGCAAATCGCGGATGCGGACCCTGCATATGCAACAAAACTGCGGGCGGACTACGTTGCTGCCAACGTCGAGATGCAACGGCTCAACCAAGCCGTCAAGGCGCTGAGCGCTGAGAAAGACCCACTGTCCGTAGCAGACGCCAAGGATGCGCGTGTAGCCCGGGACACTTACGCCAAAGAGACTATGCAGCCGCTGGTGGACGAGATCCGCCGTGTACGCCAGCTACACCCCGAGGTTGACTTCCGCCCAACTCCTGCGGCTGTTGCGCCTGCCGTTGCGCCTGCCGTTGCGCCTGCCGTTGCGCCTGAGCCTGCCGTTGCGCCTGAGCCTGCCGTTGCGGCTGAGCCTGTGGCTGCTGAGCCTGTGGTTACCACTACGCCAATGCCCGAGGCAACGGCTGCGCCCTTGACCAAAGCACAAGCGGCTGAAGGCACGGTGTCTGCGCCAGTGGATGAGTTGGCTGCATTGCAGGCAAAGACGGCTGCAGCACCAGAGGTTCCCGCAGTTCCCGCAGTTCCCGCAGTTCCCGCAGTTCCCGCAGTTTCCCCGGAAATTACCGAGACCGAAGCTGTGCCGGCTAAAAAGCCACGTGCCAAGAAGGCCGTTGCAGAAGCGCCCGTCGAAGAAACCCCGGCCCCAGTTGCCGAAGCCTCGGCCCCAGTTGCACCACCGCCAACGCTTAAAGATTTTGAAGAGCGGCGCGTACAACTCGAAGCCATTGCTAACGATACGAGCCAACCGTATAAAACGCGTGTAGACGCCAAACTGGAATTGGCGGCTATTCCCAAAAAGATAGCGCAGTTCACCCTTGAGCAGCGCGAAGAGCCGACTACGCCGACTGGGGAGCCAATCTCCCGCACAGCCATATCTTTTGAACCGCGGCAGCGGATCATGGATGCGATTGCCAAAGAAGCGGACTATGCGCCAGACAAGCGC